CGTATTGGGCGCCAGGGTGGTTTTTCTTTTCACCAGTGAGACGGGCAACAGCTGATTGCTCTTCACCGCCTGGCCCTGAGAGAGTTTCAGCAAGCGGTCCACGCTGGTTTGCCCCAGCAGGCGAAAATCCTGTTTGATGGTGGTTAACGGCGGGATATAACACGAGCTGTCTTCGGTATCGTCGTATCCCACTACCGAGATATCCGCACCAACGCGCAACCCGGACTCGGTAATGGCGCGCATTGCGCCCAGCGCCATCTGATCGTTGGCAACCAGCATCGCAGTGGGAACGATGCCCTCATTTAGCATTTGCATGGTTTGTTGAAAACCGGACATGGCACTCCAGTCGCCTTCCCGTTCCGCTATCGGATGAATTTGATTGCGAGTGAGATATTTATGCCAGCCCGCCAGACGCAGACGCGCCGAGACAGAACTTAATGGGCCCGCTAACAGCGCGATTTGCTGGTGACCCAATGCGACCAGATGCTCCACGCCCAGTCGCGTACCGTCTTCATGGGAGAAAATAATACTGTTGATGGGAGTCTGGTCAGAGACATCAAGAAATAACGCCGGAACATTAGCGCAGGCAGCTTCCACAGCAATGGCATCCTGGTCATCCAGCGGATAGTTAATGATCAGCCCACTGACGCGTTGCGCGAGAAGATTGTGCACCGCCGCTTTACAGGCTTCGACGCCGCTTCGTTCTACCATCGACACCACCACGCTGGCACCCAGTTGATCGGCGCGAGATTTAATCGCCGCGACAATTTGCGACGGCGCGTGCAGGGCCAGACTGGAGGTAGCAACGCCAATCAGCAACGACTGTTTCCCCGCCAGTTGTTGTGCCACGCGGTTGGGAATGTAGTTCAGCTGCGCCATCGCCGCTTCCACCTTTTCCCGCGTTTTCGCAGAGACGTGGCTGGCCTGGTTCACCACGCGGGAAACGGTCTGATAAGAGACACCGGCATACTCTGCGACATCGTATAGCGTTACTGGTTTCACATTTACCACCCTGAATTGACTCTCTTCGGGTGCTATCATGCCATACCACGAAATGTTTTGCGCCATTCGGAGGGGGCACGCCGAAGTGAGATTCAAAATGCCGACGTCAGTTCACAGGTGGGTAATGATACCAACGTGTTGATTTCGTATTTTCACTGACACCAGGATCATCCTGATGTTACAAGGATTGAATGACTACAGATTAAAATAGTCATCAACAGGTTGACAGCATTACCGGTAACCCGTTTCAGCTCTTTCTGGAGACGGCGGATCTCGGCCTGAGCATCTGACTGTTCTTTATTAGTGGAAGAATCCGGACCGTACTTCTTTATCCATGCATAAAGGCTGTGGGTGGTGATATCGAGACGTGTTGCAACTCTGGAAACAGAATAACCGCGATCAACAACCTGTTTGACTGCTTCAGTTTTAAACTCTTCGGGATAACGCTTACCGCTCATGGGCACCTCTCTTTAAGCCATCTTAAATGACTCTGAGGTGTCTGTTAAACCCGTGGCGATTCATTTTAGGCATAAAAAAAGACCTCAGTTGAGGTCTATTTACATACTGTTGGTGCGAAGGCCGAACTCGAATCGGCTCTTCATTAACTAACTCTGGCAACGTTTCCATCCAATCGCAATCCATCCAAATAGTCCCCATACCACTGCATCATCTCTTTCCTCCCTTCAAGATACTGCGCATGGTTATAGGTCCCGCGAATCGCGTTCTTGTCCACATGCGCGAGCTGGGTCTCAATCCAAGCAGTGTTGAATCCTTCCTCATGCAAGATTGTGCTCATGGTGTGACGAAAACCATGTCCGGTTGCTCTCTTATCGTAACCAATCCTTTTAATAACCATATTGATGCTGGCTTCGCTCATTGGTTTATTAACATCGTTTCGACCTGCAAAGATAAACTGGTAAGTACCGGTCAATTGCTTTAGTTGCCGAAGTGCTGCTAAGGATTGAGCAGAAAGGGGCACTATGTGGGGTCGCCTCATCTTCATTCTACTTTTCGGTATTTCCCAGATATGGTTTTCGAAGTCGATTTCACTCCATTCTGCCATACGTAATTCGACGGTTCGTAAGCCCGTAAGCATGAGTAGTCGGGTCGCCAGAAGCGTTACTAGACTGCCGGTGTATTGTGAAAGCTTTTGTAAAAACTCGGGTAGCTCAGCAGCAGTAAGAAAGGGATAATGTTGTTTCTCGTACCCCTGTAAAGCACTACCAAGATCAGCCGCAGGGTTGTACTCGGCTCGGCCAGTAACAATAGCGTAACGGAACACTTCGCTACAACGTTGGCGCACTTTACTGGCAAGCTCCGGCGCACCTCGCTTTTCCATACGCTGCAATACAGACAGAAGCTCCAGTGGCTTTATCTCATTAACCGGCTGCGATCCAACAAAGGGAAATACATTGTTTTTGAAGGCCCGGTTAACATAGTCAGCGTAGTTTTTTGACCAGCCAGAAACTTTTGCGTTGTACCACTCAACCGCTATCGCTTCAAAAGTATTCGTAACCGATAGTTTTTGGGCAAGTAGTTCGGCTTTTTTAACTTCACCGGGATCTTTATCATTTGCCAATGTTTTTCTCGCTTCATCGCGCTTAGTGCGGGCTTCCGCAAGTGAGATGTCAGGATAGGTTCCGAACGAGAGTTTTTTCTCTTTACCGGCAAATCGATACTTCATTCGCCAGTACTTTGAACCGTTAGTATTGACCATGAGATAGAGCCCTCCGCCATCAGCGAGTTTATAGGCTTTATCTCTGGGCTTTGCAGTCTCGACCTGACGAGCATTCAGTGGCATTTGGGGGCCTCATTTTCCGTTGAACAGGATAAGCCCCCACTTAGGCCCCCAAACGTTTATTGATTCACGTAGATATGGGTAGACTTCAGTTGACGTCGCATAGCCTGAGAAGAGGGGTTATGGCTGATTATAAAAGGTTTTTATTGAATTCGGTAGACATCAGGAGAGTTATATCTGGTGTCCCCTGCAGGAATCGAACCTGCAACTAGCCCTTAGGAGGGGCTCGTTATATCCATTTAACTAAGAGGACGTAGAACTAACTGATTTTCAAGTGTTCATCTTGTTTCGCATGTTATCTCAAGAGTCCTAGCGCCATCAAGCTTTTAGTCTCTTTTATTTCCTGTTCTTTCATATCTATCCGCAAAGAAAATCATTTGGTTCACTTGCCATTGCGTACATATTGAGTACAGAATGCAGAAAATCAGTGTGTACAGGATACAGAGCCGTGGCCCTCAGCGATACCAAACTTCGTAGCATCAATGACAAGCCATACAGCGGAGCGCCGGAAGTCACAGATGGTGACGGCCTCAGCGTACGTATCACGCCTACCGGAACGATTACATTTCAGTTTCGGTATCGCTGGAACGGTAAGCCTGTTCGCCTCTCAATTGGCCGTTATCCTGCCACATCTCTGAAAGAGGCACGCGTCGTGGTTGGCGAGATGCGTGAATTGTACCTGAAGGGGCTAAACCCTAAAAATTATTTTGCCAAAGAGGATGGCGAGCTGACGCTTAAAGAGTGTCTCGATCAGTGGTGGAACAAGTATGTTGAGACCCTGAAGCCTAATACACAGACGTTATACAAGTCAGTTGTGTACAACACTATGTACACAGAATTCCCGGATGCCCCCGTCGTAAATATTCCTGTTTCATCATGGGTTAGGTTCTTCGATAAGCAGGAAAAGAAAAACGGCAAAAAGGCCAGGGTACTACTCCTCCAGCTGCGATCTGTAATGAACTGGTGTATCAGCAGACAGCTCATACCTTCGTGCGAAGTTCTGAAGCTCAGCGTTAAGACGATAGGAAAGAAGCCGGATGTTGGAAGCCGGGTTTTAACCTATACCGAACTGGCAAAAATATGGCTCGCACTGGAAAACAATAAGATCGTTACCTCAAACAAGGTACTTCACCAATTGTTGTTGCTGTGGGGTGCCAGGTTGTCAGAGTTGCGTCTGGCTACTGACAGCGAATTCAATATGGGCGATCTAATTTGGACAACTCCAGCTGAGCATTCAAAAATGGGGAATGTTATTCGTCGTCCTGTTTTTGAGCAGGTAAAGCCTTTTGTGGAGAGGCTGTTAAATTCGGGTAACACCGTCCTGTTCCCCGGACAGGAACTGGATAAGGCAATAGATCGTTCGTCAGCAAATCTCTACATGAAAAAGTTAAGGGATAAAATTGATATACCGGAATGGAGAACGCACGATTTCAGGCGCTCACTGGTAACGAATTTGTCAGGGGAGGGAGTTATGCCCCATGTCACCGAAAAGATGCTGGGGCATGAACTGGGTGGTGTGATGGCCGTGTACAACAAACACGACTGGCTGGTGGAGCAGAAAGAGGCTTATGAAATATATGCCGATAAAATATTCTGGCATGTTAAACAGCTCGGTTGACGCCGCCCTCTTCAATCCACTTCATAACTGCTTTACGGCTATATCGTGATGGATAGGTGAGAACAGGATCGGGGAAACCACGTTCTTTGCGTAAGCGCCAGACAGCAGTTTTTTTCTTTTTGAGCAGGTCGAACACTTCCTGCTCTTCCATAAAATCAGTAGTAGTCATAAATACCTCATCAAAAATTACCGTTAAAGATACACGTACCACACCCGCCGCGAGCGCCTTCAGTGCAGACATCGCAGCGATCTACTTTTTTTTGTTTCTCTTTCCCCTCCAACTTCAGACATGCCTTTATATGCAGTAGAGGCTCACCGTCTTTCGGTTCCGGCCATTGACGAGTCTTGTTCACTGCCAGCTTATCTATCAATGCCTGTGTAATCTTCTCGTCAGTTATGCCAGCGCGTCGCTGAGCATCCCACAGCAGGAATTGCATATCAGCCCACTCACTGAGATCATCAGGTTCCTCTGCTGCTTCGAGTGCCTCTTTCGACAGATGCTTGAGCGGGCCGACAGGACCAACATCACCGAACGTGGCCTGTGACCATTCTGCGTGCTCACTGCGAATTTCATCACGCAAAGAAGCTTTACCCTGTAAGTTATCTTTCATGCTCTTAACTGTTACCGTAAGCAGATCGATATCAGTCACTTTGCCATGAATTATTTCAGCTATCCGCTCAACGATAGCGCGGTAGTTTGTTTGTTCGGCACCCTGAAGCATGGCGGCGCGGCAGGCGTTCCAACCATCGGCGTACGAAACCTCGCAGCAAACACCTCCATGACCATCCATCTCTTCAGGCACAGATACCGACGCTGGCGGGGCGGTGTAGAGCGGAATTGGCCTAACCATCACTGGCTCATGTTTAACGTACACGGAATATGACTTGCCTAAGTTTTTAAGGTTTCGCTCAGAAATCCACGCCACAGGCTCCGTTTCGAGCGATGCCAACGCCAGCTTCATCGCAGCGAGCGCCATGGCGGCATCTTCGTTTACTGCGCCTGGAGTTGCATCGCGCTCTTCTTCAAGCTCCGCGATTGTCTGATGGAGCCATTCTTTGGTAAGTGTGCTCATGATGCTTCTCCTTTACCGGCTGCGGCGTATGGCTCGTCATCGAGGTCAATTGGAGCAGCGCAGCGAGGACAATACCCATCACAATCAGCTATCGCTAATGCCTCGATATCATGTTTGCATGACCAGCACTGGACAAATTTAGGTTTATCCCGCACCTCCAGTTCAGCAATCCGCTTCTCTGCGGCTGTAAGTTTATCTTCGGTCTCTTTGAGCCTCTCAAGGCGAATAACCATGCCATGAATAACAACTGGCACCTGGTCATCAACGAGGTCGCAAGGTACTTTCAGAGCGCGTTTCCACTCGCGCATTAGGGCGCTGCGCTGTTCTGCAACAGCAACAATGGCTTCAAGTCGATTGATTCTGTTGTCTTTGGCCTCCAGCTCATCCAGCAGCGCCAGCACGGTGGCAGGGTTTGCTGCGGCGATGAATGCAGCATCACGCGCTTCGTTTTCACTGAACACCATGGCTATTTGCTCATTGTTCACGCCGTCAGTGGAGTAAATCTCATCGTCGAACTCAACAACCCACTGACCTTTCGTAGCCTTCTCCGCCGCTTCACGTAATGCGCGTTTGTCGATGTTGCTCATTGGGCGGCCTCCCCGACACGTTTGTTCCATGCAGCTATAGCCATGTTGATTTTGTTAGCACCAACCATCTGAGCAGACTGCGCGTCGCAAGAATGGCAGCGAACAATTGCCGACTGGTAAGGGCAATCCTCTTCGTACTGCGCGAACGCCTCTACGTCTTTGCTGCCGCAGAATGGGCAAGGTTTAATTTGTGTGCTCATGACTGCACTCCTTTGCGAAGCTGGGCAGCGATGTCTTCGAGTACGCCATCAGCGAAAGAGCGATCGAAATCCCCCTCTGGCGCATCAGCCATAAACTCTGTAGATGTGAGAATCATCCGTGCGATGTCTGCCGCGTTCTTCGCCGTGTCATCGATAAACCCAGCCTCCCATGCGGCCAGCATCCTGTTAGCAACAAAGTGAGCGCCTTCCTTTTGGGCCTGCGCCCGCACTTCAGCCAGGAAAGCCTGGTACGCAGGAATCTGCATCACGGCCAGTGACCTAATTATCTTCTGCACTTCCGGAGGGCACTGCTCATAGCGATCGTCTGTGATGAACACTGCCTCGTTGTGGATTGCTTCGACTGCACGCAACTCCGCAGCCAGCGCCGCAGCTTCATTACGAACCTTACGCAGTTCCAGAACAGCGACCTGAACTGCATAAGCGAACATAGCAACAGGGCGGTCACTCACTTTTTCACTGTCTCGTTGCATGTTGACAGCAATAGTCATCAGTTCATCCAGCTGTTCGCCGGTCATTGGTTTATTGGCTGTCATGATTTTGCTCCTGCTGCAATTTGTGTTGCTTGACGAAGTGGGCCACTGCCTTCGACTGGCTGGTGACAATCCCATTAAGGATGACGTTCTTACCGCGATAGATTTGCGCTTTCCCGATCTCATTACCTTCAAGTCTGACGTAAAGAGTTTTCCCTCTGATCTCAGTTTCAGGGACTGGTTGTGACAGGCGGTAAGTTTCACGCGCTTCGGCAATCGCTTTATGTTCGTCCATAATCGACAGCGCCTCGGCCAGCGCAGTCCCTTCAAGAGTGAAGAGGCCTTCATCACTGATCGTGGCCTGAGCCATCAGCTCAACGAAACGGCGTGCGTTCTTTACACTCAGCTCCGGCGCGATAGAGCTACGGGTCACTTTCGATTTACCCTGGGCAGCCGCTACAGCTTTATCATGTTGGAGTACTTTCCCGGCCTGTTCGCCATACTCCATAACGCGATCAACCGCGACATCGACTGACACAGCACCGGATTTAACCTCCTGCTGAACGTCATGGTTCGCCGTGCTGAGTAGCAGCAGCTTCTCGACGGTGGCCACAGACTTATTCACCAGTTTTGCTATTTCGCTGGTGGTCTGGTTGAAGGCGTTATGAAGCTCCTGAATAACAGCTGCCTGTTCCATATCGGATAGCGGGAGCTGGTTGTTACTGGTCATGATGCGCGCCAGGCGCTGAACATCGTTACCGTTGAACGGCATGATATGGATGCGGTCTACTGGCTTACCAGCTTCTGCACAGCGCGCATAGCAGCGACGCCGACGGTGGCCTTCAACAACCCACACTCCACCTTCATCACGGGCGATAACCTCCAGCGGAGGAACAGAACCGCCGTTCATCAGATAGTTGAAAAGGTCATCATCTGCCTGGCGGGTACGTTCATCATCTTCGCGTTTATTGAAACCTTCCCGCACATAGATTTGGTCAAGGCTGATGAACATCCCGGTATCGGTGCGCTTGATTGTCCCGTCACGGGTCATTTGCTTGAATGAATTAGCCATTGTTGGTGACCCCTTCAATATCTTGTTTGCACTGGCTGTTGTAGGTCTTGTGTAATGCTCCCGCAGCCACAGAAACCAAAGAAGAAAAATCACAAACTACAGTTTCGCCTTCAAGCGGCTCCGAATTAGCTATGGTGGTTAAAGCGTCAATCAATGTCTTGCGTTGTCCCATTGCTTCACAAAGCGCCACGCTGGTGATATCGAGACGGTTAGCAAGCTCATTCATAAGCTGAGCTGATGCAACTGGCAGGTACTTAGCCGCGATGCGAGCAGATTCTATCAACTGCTCTCTGGTCATACGTGGTTGTAACTCGGTGACGTTCTGTGTGTTCGTCATGGATAGTTTCTCCGTGTTATACGCGCTCTGCACAGCGCTGAATTTTGGTTGCACGAATCCCTCGCCGATTGGCGACAAAAAATAAAGGGGGTTCGTTTTAATAAGCACCCAACCAGGGCACTTAGTGAAACGGGCGGCTGCCACCGCCAGTTAGCTTCTCCACAATTGGAAGCGCGTTCTCCTGAGTTGATTTAACGACTACGGCCTCTCAAGTTGAACGCTGAACGCGCTTTCAGTTGTGTAAAAGGGGCGGTCGACATTAAGGACATTCAAAACTGCCGACCGCCAAGACTACACACAGCAATCAAAACTTTGCCTGTCTTTTCACCACATCAGGCTCGGTGGTATTCTTGGAGTTCTCACACAACCAAGAAGGAAATTAAAATGAGCCTAACTCCAATTGATATGGTCACTCTCGCCCGAAGGATTGAGGCGCTTGAGAGCGCATTTACTGTGGCTCTTCACTCAATTTCAACAGCATTACCATCAGTCAAATCAGATGTTGTAGAGAACCTGAATCGACACGCTCAGTCCTATGAGGGTAAAGATTCTTACATTGTCTCTACAAGTCGAGCCCTTGTTCAGAGAATTGAAAGCTTGAACCCTACAGTTAAAGGCTGATTTTTGTAATCTCTCCGCCCTGAATAGGGGCGGATTCAATCATCGCGCGCTCTTCAAGTGCCGAAATCGAAGCCAGGTTAGCAAATACACTAACGCACTGAACAACGCAGTCAGCGCAAATGGCCGCCTCGTCTTTTCCACCTTTAGCAATAATCCGTTTTGCCTGCTGTTCTGTAACTCCGCAGAAAGAGCACTTGTAGATACTGTTAACGCTCATTTATGCTCACCACCACAATGTTCGCTGCTGATGAATAAAATCTAACTTAACTTAGTTTTTAGGTCAAGGGTAAACACCAAACTTTTCTTAGTTTAGTGTTTTGAGGAGTTAGGGAACTTAGATTTCGTACTGAACGCCTTTGACAACGCCAATAATAAGGCAGTTACCGTTGATCGGTATGTTGGGGTAACGAGGATTTAGTGGGACTAAAAATTTTTGTGGGCCATCAATGACAAGTTTTTTAACAGTCGCTTCGTTAGTGCCATCAATACGCGCAACAACAATCTTCCCATGAAGGGGTTCGACATCTGGATCAACAATAACGGTAGCCCCTTCAGGTATTGTTGGGAGGCCATTTGGATTGGTCATTGAATCCCCTTTGACCTCTAATGCGAACGAGCTATCTCCAATGCGAAGTGATGTCTCAACCCATTTATCGACATCGCTGAACAAATCAGCAGTTTTACATTCCGTAAACTGCCCAGCCTGAACCCAAGAAATCACTGGCACACGCCGCATTTTAGTTATGAGGGCACCTTCAAATTCGGTGCCGTAAAGAATGTAATCTATTGATGTATTGAAAAATTTCGCCAGCTTAACCAGCGATTCACCGTTTGGGATATTCACATCCTTTTCCCAATAACCGACCGCTACGTCACTAACACCGCAGAATTTACCCAGTTCTTTTTGAGAAGTTCTTGTAACCCTACGTAGGGCCTTAATGCGCTGACCAACCGTTTCCATGAAAGCACCAAATTTAAAAAAGACTAAGCAATCTTAGTTTTTATTGACCAAAGTTAGATTGGTTATTAATATCTAATCAAACTTAGCTAAGGAGGCTTCATGACAACCGACGAGATTGAACAACATTTCGGCAGCACTGAAAAAGTTGCCGAATTTTTTGGCATCACTAGTGAGGCCGTTTACCAGTGGCGTAACCGCCCAGGACGCTTAATCCCAAAAGGACGAGCTGCTGAAGCTGCGTATCGAACTGCTGGTGAACTGGAATTCAACCCAGAACGTTATGGCAAGAATACATCGCCAAGCGATCAGAAATAACCACAGAGATAAGGGGTTAACCGTGGGTATAGAACCTGAATGGAAAGTTGAGAAGCAGCCCGCCTGGCTAGTGGCCGCAATCAGGAAGACGATTGCCGCGTTGCCAGGAGGATACGCTGAAGCGGCGGAAATTCTGGACGAAACCCAGAATTCACTCTTTAACCGCCTTCGTGCTGGTGGCGACCAGATCTTTCCGATGGGCTGGGCAATGGTGCTTCAGAGCGCCGCTGGCGTAAGTTACATCGCTGACGCGTTCTCACGTGAAACCGATAACGGAATTCACGTTCCCGGCGCCGTGCCTGATGATGAAAACGAAGAGATTGGCCTGAAGCTGGCCGAGCTGGTGGGGAGGCTTGGTGAGCTGGTCAACGCTTACCGTCATTACATTGAAGATGGTGTAGTTGACCGGAGCGAGTGGCAAAGTCTTAACGATATCGCATATCAGTTCAGGGTCACTCTCATGACGTTCCTGAACCTTATTTCCCGTGTTTATTGCCTCCCAGAAATGGGTGAGGCCCGCGAGTGTGCAGCTCCGGGCCACTTGGCGTGTCGTATCAGTGGAGAAACTAACGCATGAACAGTGTAACGGTAAACAACCGTCTCCCGCAACTACGTGGTATTCCCGTTGTTGGAACCTCGTCGTTTCGGTATGAGCGGATGGTATCAGGTCGCTGGGTTCCATGTAACCACAGCAGGGCTATGGCGATTGTGGGTGTCTGGAGTCGAAAGGGGAGAGCGCTATGCGAGAACTTAACCGGCGTTTCAGAGATCACTATGGCGTCCCGGTGCGGGTCATCAGATGGGAGCCCGAGACCCGACGCGTTATATACCTCCGCGAAGGGTACGATCATGAGTGCTTCAGCCCTCTTGAGCAATTCCAGCGTAAATTTACAGAGTTAAAGGACGACCATGAGCAGAATCTTTGACATCGTCCAGTCAATGTCAGGCCAGAAGAACGTCATTGTTCTTCCCAGGCCGTACCTGCTGTTCTTTAAAGAAGACCAGCAGGCTCATGCGCTGGCAGCAGTTCTTAATAACCTCGTTTTCTGGTCAGCATTTGGGGATGAAGACGGCTGGTTCTATAAAACTCACAAGGAGCTTGGAGCTGAGGCGGGCGAATTAACTGAAGACCAGACAGAGCGGCTGGTTAAAAAGTTGGTAAACAAGTATCTGCCTGGCGTGATCGAGACCTGCTCTCGAAAGGTCAATGGTACGCCAACCAAGCATTATCGCATCGACGGCGATGCTCTAATCTCATTAATCTTTCCAGAAAATAACGATTCCGCAAAAGTACGTAATGGAAAACGTGAAGATGCGGAATCAAAACCGCGAAGCTGCGTTTCTCAATCCGCGAATGACAGGAATCTTGGGAGCCGCGAAAGTACGGAATCCTATCTCTATACAGACTTTAATACAGAGTTAAACAAGCAGACTAATAAACCTATTTGTCCGGTTGCGCCGCAACCAGACCGTGATGTGTTGATCACCGATCAGGCTAAACAGGTTTTAACCCATCTGAACCAGGTGACCAGTTCGCGTTATCAGGTTTCAACAACCTCGCTGCAAAACATTCGCGCCCGAATCGGGGAGGGCTTCACCGTTGAAGATCTGTCGCTGGTGGTGGACTACTGCAACGCCAAGTGGAGCGACGATTTAACAATGGCGGCCTACCTGCGCCCGCAGACACTTTTCCAGCCTACCAAATTCCCTGGCTACCTGAAGTCTGCAAACAGCTGGGCCAAAGCTGGGCGTCCTGCTCGCGTCAATGGAGAGTGGGCCCGAGAGGATGGCGTGTTCCGTTCCAGCTTCCAGAACACTGACTACAGCAAAGTCCCTGCAGGTTTCAGAGGAGCGAACTCATGATGCAATTAACGCCGCGTCAGAGTGAAGTGCTTGATGCCATAGTGCTCTACAAGGAAAGAACTGGATTCCCGCCGACTATGCTGGAGCTTGCCGGGTTAATTGGCTGCGCATCACCGAACGCTGCAGCTGAGCACGTAAAGTCACTCAAGAAAAAGGGTTACATCTCTATTGCTCCTGGCGCTGCCAGGGGCATCACCGTCGTCAAAACGGAAGGGGATGCAGATCCTGTAAAGATAATCAAAGACCTGCTTTCCGGTGGAGAAAGGGCCAGAGATAACGCTGTTGAATGGCTGAAAAAACAGGGAGTGAGTTTATGAAACTGGTGCTCCCGTTCCCACCGAGCGTAAACACATACTGGCGAGCCCCAAACAAGGGGCCGTTAAAAGGCCGTCATCTTATCAGCGAGAAGGGCAGGGCATACCAGAGCGCGGCATGTGCAGCGATCATTGAGCAACTGCGTTGCTTACCAAAACCATCATCATCACCAGCTGCGGTGGAGATCCTTCTCTTTCCGCCAGATGCCCGCCGCCGCGACATCGACAACTACAATAAGGCTCTGTTTGATGCGCTCACGCATGCTGGCATTTGGGAGGATGACAGTCAGGTGCAGAGAATGCTGGTGGAGTGGGGACCTAAAGTGCATGGCGGAAGGGTAGAAATAAATATCACCCGCTATGTAAAAGACGGCGAACAAAATAGCAATGCACTGGTACGCGAATGAGTGTTAGATTAAAAAGTGTCAGCGAAGCGGGAGTGCAGACCCGCTCGCACTACAACAAGTGGAGAAACACATGAATCAGTTATTCGTAATTGATGGCGTTTCCGTACGCCGTGATTTAGATGGCCGTTTTTGTTTGAATGATTTGCACCGGGCTGCTGGTGGAGAAAAGCGACATCAACCTTCCAACTGGGCATCTCTGTCCCAGACTCAGGAATTAATTGCTGAAATTTCGAGCGCTCCTGATATCACAGGAGCGGTTCCAATTGTCACCATTGCAGGCGGTGCCAACCAGGGGACCTTTGTTTGTAAAGAGCTGGTGTATTCTTACGCGATGTGGATCAGCCCAAAATTCAACCTCAAAGTTATCCGCACCTTTGACGCCGCTCAAAAGACTACTGCGCCGTTGATCACATCCGATAAAATTCAGGCGGGGATTATGCTGCTTGAATCCGCGTCACGCACACTCAACCTTTCAAACTCTTCAAAACTTGGCGCATACCAGAAACTTCAGCAGGTAGCTGGGCTTCCTGATCTGATGCCGCATTACGCGATTGATGCCCCAGCCGGAGCGCAGGATGGTTCAAGCCGCCCGACGCAATCCCTCAGCGCGCTTCTCAAATTAAAAAACATCCGTATCACCGCCAATCAGGTCTATCACATGATGTCTCGCATGGGCATTGTTGAGCAGAAGGAGCGCCGTAGTCGTTCCGGTATTAACGGCGTTAAAAAGTTTTGGTCGCTAACTGCCAAGGGTTGTCTTTATGGGAAGAACATTACCAGCCCAGCGAATCCGCGTGAAACGCAGCCGCACTTCTTTGAGTCGAAGTTTGCGGAGCTTTTAAAACTCATTGATATCGTGGACTGAGGTAATTGTGAGAGCTTTACTGACACCTGAAGTTGCGCCCAGGAACGGAATTGTTCTATTCCGTCCTGGCAATGAGCTGCTCTGGCTATTTCGTCGCGGCAGGGTAGTGATTGAGACACCATCAGAAGCCATTCAGCATCTGCCATCAGGGTTAATTCCTGAAGCCCATCAGCCTCTTACTGATGATGCCAATATGCAGGCCATTTTCGTTAACGAGAGGGTTATTCAGCGAGCTGGTGGGCTGAGTAGCCTTGATGCCTGGCTGGAGAGAAAATTTGAATGTCAGTGGCCTCACACTGACTGGCATGCCAGTGACTTTACGGTAATGCGCCACGCTCCGGGGAGCATTCGTCTTTGCTGGTCTTGTGATAACCATTTACGTGAGCAAACCACTGAAAGACTGGCAGGAATTGCCATGCAGAACCTGGTAAAATGGCTTCTGGAAAGGGTGAATATTGATTTAGGTTTCAGCGCTGACCACACTCTTTCGCTTCCTGAGTTCTGCTGGTGGATGGTACGTAATGATCTGGCTGATCTTGTTCCTGAATCAGTGGCGAGTAAAGCACTCAGAATCAAGCCAGAACAGCACAGTTCAGTGATGAGGGAAAGCGACATTGTCCCGTCATTACCGGCTACGCAAATCTTTCAGGAGAAGGCAAAAAAGATAGTGGTGGTGAAGGTCGATCCTGAAACGCCGGAATCTTTCATGCTGAGGCCAAAGCGCCGACGCTGGGAAAACGAGAAATACACCCGCTGGGTGAAGTCGCAGCAGTGCTGTTGCTGTAATAACCCGGCAGACGACCCCCACCACCTGATAGGCCACGGGCAGGGTGGAATGGGTACTAAGGCGCATGACCTGTTTGTGATACCGCTGTGCAGAGCGCATCACGACGAGTTGCACGCTGATCCTGTGGCATTTGAAGCGAAATACGGCGACCAGTTGGAGCTGTTGTTTCGGTTTTTAGATCGTGCGCTGGAAATCGGCGTACTGGCGTAAGTGGAGACGCTCATGGACCTCGATAACGTTGTTAAATTTTTTGCCCCGAAGGGAATGCATATTTCCGACAGTGTGCGCGCTACTGCCAGCGAACAGCTGACGGTGACTGATGTTATGGCTGCGCTGGGCATGACACAGGCAGACGCCGGAATTGGTCTTGCCATGTATCTGGGCAAGGCAGGTGTAAGCAAGCAGGACAGAGACGCCTCGATTAACTGGCTTGCTGAATATGCCAAACAATCCGCGCCTTTTGCAGTACGCCGTCTCGCCGGAAAGAAATTCCCTCTCTGCATGCTTATCCTCGCTAAGTTCGCCTATAACGACTATGCATCGTCAGCCGCTGATTTATCCGATTGCCCAAAATGCAACGGTAAAGGTCTTATTGAAAAAGTCGGTACGGTCACCAAAAGCCATTACACAATGAGAATTCCTCAGTGGGCAAAAGACCTTGGACAGTCGCCATCTTCTTTCGAAAAGAAGCTGGAGGTGAAGAACGTGGAGCAATCACTCTGCGCAAAATGCAACGGTACCGGGAAAATAAGTAAGCGCTGCCAGTGTGGAGGAACAGGAAAGACACTGGACCGTAAAGCAACGGAGCTGCAAGGCTTACCTGTTTATAAGCAATGCAAGCGCTGCGAAGGGCGCGGCTACAGCAGACCAAAATCATCTGTTGCTTACCGTGGAATATTCTCTGAACTTCCAAGCCTTCCTGATCGCACCTGGCGCTACAGCTGGAAGCCATTCTACGAAATGCTTGTTTCTCGCTGCTTTCAGGAAGAGAGTTTTTCAAACACCCAACTGAAAAAAGTCACAAGAAACGATAATTTGACGGATATCGCGTAATTTAACGTCACGTTTCTTGCAATGTTGCCGTTTTTGATGTAATTTGACACTAACGATGGGCTTTGTATGTCCACGGTTAGAAAGAAAATATAAAAAACCTCGCTACGGCGGGGTTTTGTTGTTTCTAAGGGCTGCCAAATGGCGGCCTTTTTTGTTTCCCCTCGTTCTGAGAGGACTCACGGCAATAAGAGGGGGCTAAATGTCCGATCCTGTTTCTGGCACTACGGTAGCGGCTGGTGGTCTGATGGGGGCCAGCATGTTCGGCCTGGCAACCGGCATTGATTATGGTGTGGTGTTTGGCGCATTCGCTGGTGCAGTGTTCTATGTCGCTACGGCGGTTAATATCAGCCGCCTTAAGCTGGTGGGCTACTTCATCACCTCATTCATCTTCGGCGTTATTGGCGCTCCACTTCTTGGCTCTTACTTCTCCAAATGGACGGGGTATAGCGACAGGCCACTTGATGCGCTGGGCGCGGTAATCGTAGCCGCTATTGCGATTAAGCTGCTGACGTTCGTCAACAGCCAGGATTTGGGTAGCCTGTTTGGAATTCTCTCTCGTTTACGTGGAGGAGGGACCAGCAATGGTAACAAGTGATCCGAGTGCAATGGCGAATGCCATCATCTGCGGGGTGATCGTTCTTGCCCTCATGTTCTACCAGCGTGGAGGGGCGAGACATCGTCCACTGATATCGTTGATGGCTTATTTCACGGTGCTGGTGTACGCCAGTATCCCTTTCCGTTACCTGTTCGGCCTGTACCATGAATCACACTGGTTTGTGGTGCTGGTCAACGTCCTTATATGCGCCGCCGTTCTCTGGGCTCGGGGAAACGTAGCGCGCCTGGTTGATGCACTGAGGCACTAATGAACCAAACACAATTTCAGAGGGCGGCTGGTATCAGCGCCGGGTTAGCTGCGCGCTGGTTTCCGCATATCGACGCCGCTATGAAGGAATACGGCATTACCGCACCGCTTGATCAGGCCATGTTCATTGCCCAGATGGGGCATGAAAGCACCAGATTTACCCGGCTGGTGGAGAACCTGAATTACGCGGCAGAAAACCTGGTACCTACGTTCGGCAGCCACCGCATCACGCAACAGCAGGCCGCCGCACTTGGCAGAACTGCAACGCAACCGGCAAACCAGAAAGCGATAGCCAATCTGGTATACGGTGGGGAGTGGGGAAAAGAACACCTGGGCAACCAGGTTGCCGGAGATGGCTGGAAATATCGCGGTCGTGGGCTGAAACAGGTTACCGGCCTGAGCAACTATCGCAGTTGTGGCCAGGCGTTGAAACTGGACCTTGTTACTCATCCGGAGCTGCTTGAAAAGGATGAATTCGCCGCGCGCTCAGCCGCATGGTTCTACGTCTCGCACGGATGCCTGCTCCATTCAGGCGATGTGGAGCGCGTCACGCTGCTTATCAATGGCGGCCGTAACGGGCTGGATAAACGCCGCGCACTATTTAACCTGGCGAAATCCGTTCTGGTGTGAGGTGAATGTGGGGATCGAAACGATAATCGGGCTGGCCGCGTTGGTTATTTCCGCTATTGCCGGCGCTTTTGGTCTGGGCCATATCCGCGGCAGCAGTAAAGCAGAGGCTAAAGCCGACCAGCAGCGCACCGAAGATAACGCAGCGGCAACGGTCGCAGCAGCCGAACGCCGGGTAGAAGCAACGAAAGAGGCCAGCAATGTACAGCAGACTGTTAACCATATGCCTGGCGACGTTGTTGATCGCGAGCTGCGGGACAACTGGACCCGGAAGGGTTGAGGTAGTGGACACGGCTTGCGACTGGGTTAAACCCATCTACGGCACAGCGCACGACTGGGATGTGCTGGATCGCCAGACCAAGAAAGACATCCTGGCGCATAACAAAGCGTGGCAGGCTAACTGCCAGAAAGAAACCAGAGCCTCGCAATAGCGGGGTTTTTACTTATAGAGGGTCAGATGGTTAAAAAATTAATGCTCATGATGGTGGTGATGCTGCTTGCCGCCTGCGACGTGAATGACGCAGATGTCGCTAGCCGAAACGTCAGCAAGGCTGCTGATAATTTCGAGGCGCAGCGCCGCTTTGTATTTTATAACGGAATTACCGGTGAGTTCATGCTGGAGATTACGGGCCTTTGCTCAAAGGATAATACCAGCACTGACCGAACTCTTGGGGTGATTTGTAAGACAGGGCCGAGCACATTCAAAAAGCACATGCTTGGCCTGTCGGATAATGTCACCTGGTTTATGGAAGACCTGAGCGGGACAAACGCCAGCGTTAACCAGTATCGTGTGACGTTCAAACCGTCAGTGATCATACCGGACATTGATATCCGTTAAGTAGCCATTACAAAGCTCACCTGCTGGTGGGCTTGATAATGGTTATCTCCAGCAGCGGATAAGACAACACTTATCCCCTGAAAGGTATAAAACGGCCTCGCACTCGCGGGGCTTTTTAATGCGCATCGCACGCGCACATTCTACTCAGAACTTTTCAGGATGACCCTTGAGGAACCGGCTGGTGTCGGAGCCTTCTGAGGGCCGGATCTCCTGTGCGACAAGGTTCATCACTAAAAGGTAATTCCGATGAGCGGACTTGTTAGAAATGCAGGGAAAACCTGTTCCGTTAATTCATGTGAACGGCCAGCACATTGCAAAGGCATGTGCCAGATGCATTATCTGCGACTCTATAAAACGGGATCCCTCGAAGCAAAATCACCACTCGATAGACTGAGAAGCAAGTATATGGTTGATGATTCAACCGGATGCTGGAATTGGCTTGCATACATAAATCCAGACGGTTATGGAATGTTCAAACACAAAGGGGTTATGACCCTGGCACACAAAGCCAGTTATGAACTACTGGTCAAGAATGTACCTGATGGTTTTGAACTTGATCACGCCTGTCATAACCGAAAGTGTGTCAACCCAAAACACCTAAGAGTGGTAACGCACACAGTAAATATCTGGAATCGAATAAAGCCTGTGAGCTCGACTGGTGTGATGGGCGTCTCAATCAGGGAAAGCGGTAAGTACAGGGCAAGACTGACGAGAAATGGCGATATCATTTTCCAAAAGGAATTTGAGACATTATCCGAAGCAACGGCTGCGGTTGAGAAAGCACGATACGAATTTGAGGGAAAATAATGGACGTCATTGTTGATGGGGTTCCTTATGTCCGCGCCGATAGCGTTTCTCACAATAAAATCGGCATCGCGATAACTACACATAATAGGCCGCAGGTACTCGCAAATACACTTGAGCAACATCGTAAACATTTACCTGCTGGTGCAGTTGTATTCGTCATTGATGACGGTTCAAACCCTCCAGCAAAAGTGCCGGAGTGGTGCAATTTAATCCGGAACGATAAGTCATGTGGAATTGTCGCATCGAAAAATGCCAGCCTTGAATGCCTTATGGACTCAGGTTGCGAACATTTATTTTTGTGGGATGACGATGCGTATGCCATCGCCGATAACTGGCACCTGCCTTACATCGAATCACCTGAGCCACACCTGGCTTACCAGTTCCTCGATCTGGCAGGGACGAATAAGCTGAAGGATATGGCGGTCCTGTACCGGGATGATAAGCACATCGCTTACACCGGGCAGCGCGGCGTGATGCTGTATTACCACCGCAGCGCCATTGAGAAAGTAGGTGGATTCGATCCGATATACGGTCGCGGCATGTACGAACATCCCGATCTGGCGCTGCGCATTCACAACGCCGGGTTATCGACCTGGGCGTTCGCTGATGTGGTCGGCTCTGAAAAGCTGATTCACTCCATGGATGAGCATGAAGAGGGGACGCGCTCTATTCCCCGGCCTGACCGTGAAGCACTGGTGAAACGAAACGTCGGAATATTCAACGGCCGGCGGGATAGTGGTTATACCGGATTCGCTTCATACAGTACCAATCCGAATCTGGTGATTACGACGCTGCTTACGAGTCAGCCAGACCCACAGCGCGGCGGAAAAATGAAGCCTGACCCGCAGGCTCTTCAGGTTTGGGCGGACTCTATATCCGGCGCGTTGCCGATTGTCCTGGCTGACGAATTAAAAGAGTCGCCAACTGGTGCCGATCTGGTTGAAGTCCCGCTGGTGGGCATGAGCCCTTACTTTGCTCGCTGGCTTCACATCTATCAATTTCTACGTTCGCATCCTGAGTACCACCTTGTCTGGTGTACGGACGGTACTGACGTCGAAATGTTGCGAGAGCCCTGGGCAGAAATGGAGCCGGGTAAAATTTACGTTGGCTCAGAGCACAAGACGTATGCCGACGAATGGATGACGGTCAATCACCACGGCAGTGCATACCAACAATTTCTGAAGCAGCACCGCGACGAACCTTTGCTTAATGCTGGTCTGCTTGGTGGCAGCCGTGAAGACGTCATGGAGTTTGCACACCGGATCATCCGCCTTTACTACCGGATAGAGAGCCATCGCTTCTGGAAGATGGAGACAGCACCCGCAACGCTGGTGGATATGGGTGCTTTCGGTATGGCTGCAAAGTCTTTCGGAGATCGCATCGTTACCGGTCCTAAGGTGCACACCATCTTTAAAACAGATGGATTCGGGAAGGAGGTTGCATGGTTTCGCCACAAGTGAGGTTTGTTGTTGTTGGTCACCACACCCGGATGGGTCATGCACAACGTCTCGCTGCGATGCTGGATGCCCATCTGCTTATTGATGACGGTAACCACGGCGCGAACTGGAATCACCGACGCGCGCTTGAATGGGCTGCTGAGCAACCTTGCCGGGTAGTCGTGCTGGAAGACGACGCGCTACCGGTGCAGGGATTCACCGAAAAGGTAACTGACTGGCTGGTGCGCTTCCCTGATGACATGCTGAGCTTTTATCTCGGTACGGGCCGACCGCCGCAGTATCAGAAAGAGATAGCCGGAATGCTGGTGGATGCGGATCGCGTCTGCGGTGACCACATCGTATTAAGCAAGCTGATTCACGGGGTATGTTATAGCCCTCCTCAGGGCAGGCTGGCGCGCATGCTCAGCGCATGGAATAAAACGCTGGCAGCTGATTACGCCGTCGGTGAGGCGTTCGGTGGCAGGGTAATTTATCCGTGTTACTCGCTGGTGGATCACGCCGACATGCCGGCGGTTGAGCGTCACCCTGACAATGAGCCGAGGACAGAACGCCGCAGTGCATGGAGACTGGCATGAACAAAGAGCCCCGTGTATATGGCAGCCGATGGGATAAGGCCCGTCTGCGTTTTCTCCAGCAGCACCCACTGTGTGTGATGTGCGAGCAGCAGGGGCGCATAACACCAGCAACGGTGGTTGACCATATCGTGCCCCACAAACTGAAAGATGCGCTTAAGTCAGGTAACCCGCTGGCCATATCGAAAGCACAGCTCCTGTTCTGGAATAAAGATAACTGGCAGCCACTGTGCAAAGCACATCATGATTCAACGAAACAGAGAATGGAGAAGAGCGGCGCGGTAATAGGCTGTGATGCCAACGGCTACCCGCTCGATCCTGCGTCTCACTGGAGGACATAATGAAAGACCTCATCATTGAATACCGCGATGGTAAGTTTGTTCAGCTGGCAATTGATGGCGTGGCGATGAAGACTGTTACCTCTATTCAGTTCTCTCACACGGTAGGAGAAAACGTGCCGACGCTGACCTTCTCAGGTCATGTGTGGCCCGAGCATGGGAAAGGCGCTCAGAAACTCGAACAAGTTGATAAACAGACCTCCTGGCATGACGAAGCAAAGCAGATTATGAACGATTGAAATCGTTTCAACTGCAATCATTTCAAGTGAGAATGAATCCCATCAAGGGCAGGGGGGGGGGATCAAATCTTCAAAACCTTTGCCCCAAATGACCGCCGCCAAAGTTTGATTTTAACGCTAACCCGATTTTTTTAGTTTTAAGGTGTTGACATATGGCAGATAAACGAACCCGTTCCGACAGTTCGGCGGCAGCGGTTCAGGCCATGAAAAATGCAGCAGTGGACACCATCGATCCTCCGTCCCATGCAGGTTTGGAAAAAAAAGCCGAACCATTCTGGCATGACAATATCAGATCGAAAGCTCTGGACAGCTGGACGCCGGCCGACCTTCTGGCCGCTGTAGAACTGGCAAATAACCAGCTCTATATCACGGTTTTGCGTAAGGATTTACGCAAAGAAGAGCGAACACGCGGAGAGGGCCGCGAAGAAGGGCTTATTAAAGACCTCCGCAAGCAAATTGTTGAACTGCAGCGAACTATTCTGGCCCAGCGCCGTGACCTCCAGATCCATTCCCACGCAACCAACGGTGAAAGCCGCGACCAGAAGAAACGCAATCAGAATGATCGTGATGCACGAAATACCAAAACCGAGCATCAGGACCAGGACGACAACCTGATCGCCTTTCCCAAGCACGGATAAAAGACTATGACGCGAGGTGAGCGTGTAATAGCGTTCATTGAGCGCTTTTGCATCGTGCCGGAAGGCAAGCTTATCGGCCAGCCTATGCGGTTGGACCCCTTTCAGAAAGATTTCATCCTGGCGGTTTACGACAATCCAGCCGGAACGGATATGGCGATCCTCAGCATCGCCCGAAAAAACGGTAAAACAGGCTTAATCGCTGGCATCCTCCTGGCTCACCTGGTGGGGCCTGAAGCGGTCCAGAACACGCAGATTGTCAGCGGTGCACTTAGCCGGGAACAGGCGGCCATCGTTTTTAACCTCGCGGTGAAGATGGTCAACCTGAACCCTAAACTGCAGGAGATTGTTCACATTACGCCAAGCGGCAAAAAGCTGATTGGTTTGCCGTGTAACGTCGAATACAAGGCTTTATCCGCAGAAGGTAAGACGACGCACGGCCTTTCCCCCATTCTGGCCATTCTCGATGAAACCGGGCAGGTCAGGGGGCCGCAGGATGATTTTATCGATGCAATAACTACCGCGCAGGGGGCGCATGAAAACCCGCTGCTGATTGTTATCAGTACGCAGGCAGCAAACGATGCTGACCTGCTGAGCATCTGGATTGATGATGCGGTCAAATCGAAAGATCCGCACATCGTGTGCCACGTTTATGAAACGCCAAAAGACGCTGATATCAGTAAACGCGAGTCCTGGCTGGCTGCGAACCCGGCACTGGGAACATTCAGGTCAGAAAAAGACATGGCGCGCCAGGCTGAGAAAGCTGGCCGAATGCCAAGCTTCGAAAACACCTTCCGAAACCTCAACCTCAATCAGCGCGTGTCTACCGTATCGCCGTTTATCTCCCGCAGCGTGTGGGAGCTTTGCGGAGAGATGCCGATTAACACGCCGAGGAAGTGGTACGCGGGGCTGGATCTGTCAGCCAGAAACGACTTAACGGCGCTGGTTATCGCTGGTGAAGCAGATGATGGTGTCTGGGATGTTTTCCCCTTCTTCTGGACACCGCAAAAGACTCTTGAAGAGCGAACCAAAACGGACCGCGCACCCTATGACGTTTGGGTTAGAGAGGGGCTGCTGCGCACCACGCCAGGCGCTTCGGTGGATTACTCATTCGTCGTTGCGGATATCGCTGAAATTATCGGTGATTTCGACCTTACCTCGATGGCTTTTGACCGCTGGCGCATTGACCAGTTCAGGAAGGATGCCGATGCCATTGGGCTGAGCCTCCCGCTGATCGAGTTCGGACAGGGTTTTAAGGATATGGGGCCAGCTGTAGACACGCTGGAGTCTCTGATGCTTAACGGGCGGGTGAGGCATGGCATGCACCCCGTATTAACGATGTGTGCTGTGAATGCGGTGGTGGTGAAAGATGCTGCTGGCAACCGCAAGCTCGATAAGTCCAAAGCAACAGGCCGTATTGATGGCATGGTCGCAATGACAATGTCCGTTGGTGCTGCTAATGGGGAAGTTACCGAACAGGGTGGTGACTTCGATGACTTCATTTTCCGACCGCTGAGCATGTGATGGAAGAACCTAAATACACGATTGACCTGCGCACCAATAACGGCTGGTGGGCAAGGCTGCAGTCCTGGTTTGTCGGCGGGCGTTTAGTCACCCCAAATCAGGGCTCACAGACGGGGCCTGTTTCGGCCCACGGACACCTGGGCGATTCATCCATTAACGATGAACGGATACTGCAAATTTCGACGGTTTGGCGCTGCGTGAGCCTGATTTCAACGCTCACGGCATGCTTACCGCTTGATGTCTTCGAAACAGACCAGAATGACAACCGCAAAAAAGTGGGTTTGAGCAATCCGCTGGCGCGACTGCTGCGCTACTCCCCTAATCAGTACATGACCGCCCAGGAATTCAGGGAGGCCATGACGATGCAGCTCTGTTTCTATGGTAACGCGTATGCACTGGTGGACCGCAACAGCGCGGGTGACGTGATAAGCCTTCTCCCGCTTCAGTCTGCCAATATGGATGTGAAACTCGTCGGAAAAAAAGTGGTTTATCGCTATCAACGCGACAGCGAATACGCCGACTTTTCGCAGAGAGAGATTTTTCACCTCAAAGGCTTCGGATTCACCGGGCTGGTCGGCCTGTCACCCATTGCTTTTGCCTGTAAATCGGCAGGTGTGGCAGTTGCGATGGAGGACCAGCAGCGAGATTTCTTTGCCAACGGCGCCAAGTCTCCGCAAATCCTCTCAACCGGCGAAAAAGTGCTGACTGAACAGCAGCGCTCGCAGGTCGAAGAGAACTTCAAAGAGATCGCTGGCGGTCCGGTTAAAAAACGCCTCTGGATTCTGGAAGCGGGCTTTTCCACATCGGCAATTGGCGTAACGCCGCAGGATGCCGAAATGATGGCGTCCCGAAAATTTCAGGTAAGTGAACTGGCGCGATTCTTTGGCGTACCGCCTCACCTTGTCGGCGACGTCGAGAAATCAACGAGCTGGGGATCGGGCATCGAGCAGCAGAATCTCGGCTTCCTGCAGTACACCCTGCAGCCCTATATCTCCCGGTGGGAAAATAGCATTCAGCGTTGGCTTATTCCTGTTAAGGATGTTGGCCGCATTCATGCTGAGCACAACCTCGACGGCCTGCTGAGGGGCGATTCGGCATCCCGCGCTGCCTTTATGAAGGCAATGGGAGAGGCAGGATTACGCACCATCAATGAGATGCGCCGAACGGACAACCTCCCGCCATTGCCGGGTGGCGATGTGGCAATGCGCCAGTCGCAATATGTGCCGATCACCGATTTAGGAACCAACAAAGAGCCCCGTAATGACGGGGCTTAATTTTTATGGGGGCCGTAATGCCTGAGATCGTAAAAACGCTGTCGTTTGACGAGACAGAAATCAAATTCACCGGTGACGGGAAACAGGGGATTTTTGAAGGCTACGCCTCTGTCTTCAATAACACCGATTCCGATGGCGACATCATTCTTCCCGGGGCATTTAAAAACGCACTGGCGAACCAGACCCGCAAAGTGGCGATGTTTTTCAACCACAAGACGTGGGAGCTGCCGGTTGGCAAATGGGACAGCCTGGCTGAAGACGAAAAAGGCCTGTATGTGCGCGGTCAACTTACGCCAGGGCACAGCGGCGCCGCCGACCTGAAAGCGGCAATGCAGCACGGCACGGTTGAGGGTATGTCGGTTGGCTTTTCCGTTGCTAAAGACGATTACACCATCATTCCCACAGGCCGGATTTTTAAGAATATCCAGGCTCTGCGCGAAATCAGCGTCTGCACTTTCCCCGCCAACGAACAGGCTGGCATCGCAGCCATGAAAAGTGTCGATGGCATTGAAACGATCCGTGATGTGGAGAACTGGCTGAGGGATTCAGTCGGCCTCACCAAATCACAGGCAGTTGGGCTAATAGCCCGGTTTAAGTCAGCGATTCGGAGCGAGTCCGAGGGCGACGGAAACGAAGCACAAATCAACGCTCTGCTTCAGAGCATCAAATCTTTCCCTTCTAATTTAGGTAATTAATTATGTCTGAACTCGCTCTCATTCAAAAAGCTATCGAAGAATCCCAGCAGAAAATGTCTCAACTTTTCGATGCACAGAAAGCAGAAATCGAAAGCACGGGTAAGGTATCCAAACAGTTGCAGGCCGACCTGGTGAAGGTACAGGAAGAACTGACCAAATCCGGTACCCGCCTCTTCGATCTTGAACAGAAACTGGCATCCGGCGCTGAGAATCCGGGTGAGAAGAAATCCTTCTCTGAACGAGCTGCTGAAGAGCTCATTAAGTCATGGGACGGTAAACAGGGCACCTTCGATGCGAAGACGTTCAATAAGTCGCTCGGCAGTGACGCTGATTCTGCTGGCGCACTGATCCAGCCTATGCAGATCCCGGGAATTATCATGCCGGGCCTGCGCCGTCTGACCATTCGTGACCTGCTGGCGCAGGGCCGCATTTCCAGTAACGCTCTGGAATATGTGCGTGAAGAGGTGTTTACCAATAACGCCGATGTGGTGGCTGAGAAAGCGCTTAAGCCAGAATCGGATATCACATTCAGCAAGCAGACCGCGAACGTGAAGACTATCGCGCACTGGGTGCAGGCATCACGTCAGGTGATGGACGATGCGCCAATGCTGCAGTCATACGTCAACGGCCGTCTGATGTATGGCCTGGCGCTGAAGGAAGAAGGCCAACTGCTGAACGGCGACGGTACAGGGGATAACCTGGAAGGTCTGAACAAAGTGGCAACCGCCTACGACACCTCGCTGAATGCCACTGGTGACACCCGCGCTGACATTATCGCTCACGCTATTTACCAGGTGACCGAGTCTGAGTTTAGCGCTTCCGGTATCGTCCTGAACCCGCGCGACTGGCACAACATTGCGCTGCTGAAAGACAACGAAGGCCGCTATATCTTCGGTGGTCCTCAGGCGTTTACCAGCAACATCATGTGGGGCCTGCCAGTGGTTCCGACTAAGGCGCAGGCCGCCGGCACCTTTACGGTGGGCGGTTTTGATATGGCCTCACAGGTGTGGGATCGCATGGATGCCACCGTGGAAGTCAGCCGTGAAGACCGCGATAACTTCGTGAAAAACATGCTGACCATCCTGTGCGAAGAGCGCCTGGCGCTGGCGCACTATCGCCCGACGGCAATCATCAAGGGCAGTTTCTCTTCTGGCTCATGATGGAGGGGGCGGGGTGACCCGCCCTTTTAATGTATGGCGATAGATGTTCTGGATGTAATTGGCCTCCGCCTGTTTAAGCAGCAGATCGAATTTGAGGAAGACGACAGGGACGAGCTGATCACCCTGTACGCTCAGGCCGCTTTTGACTACTGCATACGCTGGTGCGATGAACCAGCATGGAAAGTTGCAGCTGATATTCCTGCAGCCGTTAAGGGCGCCGTTCTCCTTGTCTTTGCTGACATGTTTGAACACCGCACCGCGCAGAGTGAAGTACAGCTTTATGAGAACGCCGCCGCAGAACGGATGATGTTCATCCATCGCAACTGGCGCGGTAAATCTGAACCTGAGGAGGGCTCCTGATGGAACCTGGACGATTCAGGCACCGGGTAAAAATTCTCACCTTCACGACTTCGCGCGATCCATCTGGTCAGCCGGTTGAATCGTGGACTGGTGGCAACCCGGTCCCGGCTGAGGTAAAGGGGATCAGCGGCAGAGAGCAGCTTTCAGGCGGCGCGGAAACGGCGCAGGCAACCATTCGCGTCTGGATGCGCTTCAGGTCAGAGCTGAATGCCTCTTCACGTCTTGAAGTGCTGAGCGGCCCGTATAAAGGTCAGGTGCTAAATATCATCGGTCCTCCTGTAGCAAATGCGACTGGCACTCGCCTGGAAATTCTGTGCAAAACGGGAGCTGAAAAATGATTGAGACGAGCCTCGATTTTTCCGGGTTAAATGACATCGCAAAGGATCTGGAGGCGCTTAGCCGCGCTGAAAACAACAAGGTTCTGCGTGACGCCACGCGCGCTGGCGCCGAAGTGCTTAAGGAAGAAGTGATCGCCCGCGCGCCGGTGCGTACCGGGAAACTGAAAAAAAACGTGGTGGTGGTGACCCAAAAAAGCCGACGCCGCGGGGAAATTTCTTCTGGTGTCCACATTCGTGGTGTTAACCCGCGCACCGGAAACAGCGATAACACGATGAAGGCGAATAACCCGAGAAACGCCTTTTACTGGCGATTCGTCGAAATAGGTACCGTTAACATGCCGCCGCACCCGTTCATTCGTCCCGCGTTCGATGTACGCCAGGAGCAGGCGACGGAGGTCGCAATCAGGCGCATGAACCAGGCCATTGACGAGGCATTAAGCAAATGACGGAAGACGATCTCTATCCTCTGCTGGCGCCGCTGGCCGGAGGGCAGGTTTATCCCTACGTTGCGCCTCTCGGCAGTGACGGAAAGCCTTCAGTCTCTCCGCCCTGGATTATTTTTTCCATCGTCGATGATGTTTCCGCTGACGTGCTGTGCGGCCAGGCAGAGAGCAGGGTTTCCATTCAGGTAGATGTGTATTCCACTACGATCACTGAATCACGCACCCTGAGAGATTTGGCGCTCGCTTCGCTGAAGCCCTTAAACCCTACAGAGGTGGTAAAAATCCCCGGTTACGAGCCAGATTATCGGCTCTACCGTGCCACCCTGGATTTTAAAGTTACCCCCTGACAATTAATTCACCCAACGAACCCGCCTGATGGCGGGTTTTCTTTTTCCAGGAGACAGCTATGTCTGCACTTTATGAAAAATCGCAGCTGACGAAGATCCTTATTTCCTCCCTGCCAGCCACCAAAGAAACGATGGATTCCGCAACCTTCCTCGATCTGAGTTGCACCATCAAAGAAATTCAGTTCACCGGTGGTCAGAAGCAGGATATCGACGTAACAACACTTTGCTCTACCGAGCAGGAGAACATCAACGGCCTGTCTTCTCCGTCAGAAATCTCTCTGTCCGGCAACTTCTACAAGAATCCGGCGCAGGACGCCTTGCGTGAAGCGTATGACAACGATACGACCTACGCGTTCCAGGTTATCTTCCCGTCCGGCAAGGGCTTTAAGTTCCTGGCTGAAATCCGCCAGCACACCTGGTCTTCCGGTACCAACGGCGTAGTGGCGGCAACGTTCTCCCTGCGCCTGAAAGGTAAGCCTGAAAACATCGAGTCTGGCTCCTGAGAGGTCTCATGAAGAATATTAAAAATCTCGCCCTGGCTAAGATGTCGGGATTTCGTCATAAGACGGTCGCCGTTCCTGAGTGGGAAGGCGTCAAAGTGGTTCTCCGTGAGCCGTCAGGTGAAGCCTGGCTGCGCTGGCAGGAAGTGGTGAAAGCGGGTGCTGATGATGAAAATGTGTCAGTATCGGAAAAGGCACACCGTAATCTTTGCGCTGACGTGGTGCTCTTCATTGACGTTCTGTGTGACACCGATAAGCAGCCGGTATTCAGCGTAGACGAAGAAGAGCAGGTGCGTGAAATCTACGGCCCCGTCCATTCACGCCTGCTCAAACAGGCGCTTGACCTGATCAACAACGCGGACGAAGCGCGGGAAAAGTCTCAACCCCCGGCGTAAAGTTTCTGATGTCGCTTGCGCTCCGGATGGGGCGCACGCTCTCAGAGCTTCGGCAGAATATGACGGCAAGCGAGCTTCTGATGTGGATTGAGTACGACAGGCAAAGTCCGGTTGGCGATATTCGTGGTGACATTCAGGCCGCCCAGCTCGTCTCTGCCATCTACGGCTCGCAGGGGGCAAAAGTACCGCTGGACGATGCGATCCTGCGCTGGGGTGGTGATGAGCAATCAGAACCGAAGGACCCGTTTGCTGGGCTTGAGGCTGCACTTACTGCCGCGACGCAGTGACTTTTGACCCAGATAATATTAGGATTCTTAGACTGATAATGCTGGGGAACCAAAATGGAAATTTTACTAGTTTCAATTGTTATAGGCTTAATTCCAGCCTTAATTGCTCAAAGCAAAGGAAGATCTTTCTTTGCATGGTGGGTGTATGGTGCTCTGCTATTTATAATTGCTTTTGTACATTCTTTGGTAATAAAGAAGGATGTTGCGGCAGAAGAAAAAGACTTAATTGAAAACGATGGCATGAAGAAGTGCCCATTCTGTGCAGAGTTAATCAAAAGCGAAGCTATTAAATGTAAGCACTGTGGTAGTGATTTAGCAGTCGATTCCCCACCGGTTAAGACTGATGAAGAATACCTCGAAGAAGCCAGGCAAAAGGTCTGGAAACAATAAAAATAAAACCGCTTCGGCGGTTTTTTTACGTCTGGAGTTAGACTAAATGGCAACTTTACGTGAGTTAATAATCAAAATTTCCGCTAACTCGCAATCATTCCAGACGGAAATTTCCCGCGCTTCACGTATGGGGCAGGATTATTACCGCACCATGCAAAATGGTGGCCGTCAGGCTGCCGCTGCCGCCCGAGAGAGCGAAAGGGCGTTATCTGATCTGACCGCTGGGTTTGCATCGGCAGGAAGAGCCGCTGCTGCTGCTACGGCCGCTTTTGCGACTGGTAAGCTCGTGCAGATTGCTGATGAGTGGAATTCAGTAAACGCCCGCCTTAAGCAGGCATCATCTTCAGCTGATGATTTTGCTGCCTCTCAGCGCCAGTTAATGGAAATCAGCCAAAGAACTGGCACCGCGTTTTCAGACAACGCAAACCTTTTTTCACGCGCAGCTGCTTCAATGCGTGAGTTTGGGTATAGCTCTGACGAAGTTCTGAAAATTACCGAAGCTGTTTCTACCGGTCTTAAACTTTCGGGGGCTAATACTCAGGAAGCGAGTTCTGTTATCACTCAATTCAGCCAGGCTCTGGCGCAGGGCGTTCTTCGCGGTGAAGAATTCAACGCCGTTAACGAAGCAGGTGATCGTGTTATCCGCGCACTTGCCGCCGGAATGGGCGTGGCCCGCAAAGACCTGAAGAGCATGGCTGACCAGGGGCAACTTACGATTGATAAGGTTGTTCCTGCATTAATGAGCCAGTTGGGCTCATTACAGGGTGAGTTTGCCAGCATGCCGCAAACTGTTTCCGGCTCCCTGCAAAAAGTCACTAACTCATTCATGGCCTGGGTTGGTGGTGTCAACCAGGCTACTGGTGCTACCGATGCGTTGTCTGGTGGACTGGATAATGTCGCACAGACGCTTGATTCTTTTACCTCATCAGCAGTGAGCGGTGCGCTCAGTGAAGTTGCTGACAATATGTCCACAATAACAACAGTAGCTGGTGCGCTTGTTGGCGTTGGGTTGGCAAGATATCTCAGCGGAGTTGTAACCAGTGCCACGAGTGCAACTGGTGCACTAATATCAGCCGCTAAGTCAGAGGTTGCTCTTGCTGTCGCGCAGGACAAAGCGGCTCAGTCCGCTGTTGCGGCTTCCAGGGCTGAAGTTTATCGGGCTCAGCAAGCAGTACAGAGTTCAAGAAGTGCAGGTGTTCAGGCGGCTCAGCAAGAGAAAGTCGCGGCAGCTGAAGCAAAAGTCACTGCTGCCCATACCAGACTGACTACCGCTCTTGCCAGTGGTACAGCTACGGAAAAAGTGAGAGCCAGAACAGCACTTGAACGTGCGCAGGCAGGGCTGGTAGCAGCTAAAAATGCCGACGCTCAGGCTGTCGCTGAAAGACGGCTGGCTGCCGCTCAGGGTGCCTTAAACCGTAACCTCTCAAATCGTGTTTCGACTCAAAGTAATCTCAATAGCGTGACATCTGTCGGTACCCGGCTCATGAGTGGTGCCCTTGGTCTCATCGGCGGAATTCCTGGTTTGGTAATGTTGGGTGCTGGCGCATGGTATGCGGTGTATCAAAATCAGGAGCAGGCCCGTCGCTCTGCTCTGGAATACGCCAGCACAATAGATGAAGTCAGTAAAAAGTCGAGGGCAATGTCTCTACCTGAAGCTTCAGACAATGCCGAGAAAACGCGCGCAGCATTGAATGAGCAGAATAGGCTGATCGATGAACAAAAAAGCAAGATTGAAAGCCTGAAAGAACAGATAGCTGGTTATCAGTCAGTGATCAGCAACCCCGGCCCAACGACCAGCGGTGGTTTCATGATTAACCACCTGACATCTTTGGACACTGTAACTCGTGGGCTGGCTACGGCTACAGAGCAGTTATCTGTTGAGCAAGAAAGACTTGCTCAGATGCAGGAAAAATCTGCTTCTATTCAACAGGTTCTTGAAGGGCTTGAACATCGGCGGGTGACATTGATTCGGGAGGAGGCCGCCAATCAGAACCGGGCTTATCAATCTCTCCTATTGATGAATGGCCAGCATGACGAATTTAACCGGTTACTTGGTCTCGGTAATAAACTCCTAATGGCACGTCAGGGACTGGCTAACGTCCCGCTCAGACTCCCTCAGGCCGACCTCGACAAAAAGCAAACTGATGCTCTCGAAAAGAGTCGCCGGGATCTGGAATTGTCACGCCTGAAGGGTGAGGCCAAAGAGCGCCTGCGTCTGAGTTATGCAGCCGATGACCTGGGGTTAACCAGTGATCCGCAATTCCATACAGGCCGTCAGGAGTTGATTAATAACGGTCTTGCTGAATGGCGGAATAATGAGGCCAACAAACCTAAGGCGAAGGGTGGTAAAACCGAAGGCGAGAAAACCGAGGATGTGTATAAGCGCCTTATCAAGCAGCAAAAAGAGCAGATTGCCCTGCAAGGCCAGAATACTGAACTGGCGAAGGTTAAATACCAGGTCAGCCAGGGCGAGCTTGCTTCTCTGACAGAAGCCCAGAAAAAGACGGTATTGCAGAATGCTACGCTGATTGACCAGGTTAAATTACGTGAGCAACTGCGAAATTACGAAGCCAACCTTGCCGACAGTAACGCCAGCGCCCGCGCAGCCAATGAAGCGCAACTGCTGGGATACGGGCAGGGAACCAGGTTCCGTGAAAGACTTCAGGAGCAGTTCAATCTGCGTAAGGAGTTTGAGCAGAAGAATACCGATCTTCTCCGCCAGCGTCAGGCTGGTGAAATCGACGAGACGTTCTATCAGCAGGGGCTGACACTTAATAAGCGCTACCTCGAAGAGCGCCTGCGCGACCAGGAGGGATATTACGCAGCTTCTGATGCGCAGCGTGACGACTGGATGACGGGACTGTCTGAGGGTTATGCGAACTGGGTGGACGAAGCTACTGATTATTCTTCCATGGCCGCTGACGGCATGAAGCAGGCTATGGGTGGCGCGGTCACCACGATCACCGACATGCTCAATGGCAACGTTGACAGCTGGAAGGACTGGGGCGTGAGCGTACTGAAGATTATTCAGAACGTTCTGGTGAACATGGCTGTTGCTAATGGCGTCAGCTCAATTGGATCACTGTTCAGTTTTGGTGCCTCGTCAGCCGCAACCGCCAGCAGCGGTACCGCTATTCAGAATGCTGGCGCGAACTTCACATTTAATGCGAAGGGTAACGTTTACGACTCTCCGTCCCTGAGCGCTTACAGCAATGGCGTTTTCCAGACGCCTCAGCTGTTTGCTTTTGCCAAAGGCGCAGGGATTTTCGGCGAGGCAGGTCCTGAAGCAATCATGCCGCTGACTCGCGCACCGGATGGTTCACTCGGTGTTCGTGCGGTCGGCGCTGGTGGTGGTCAGTCTGTATCTTCGGCGCCACAGGTTTATATCACCATCGATGGCAACGGAAATACCTCCACGCAGACTTCACCCGGCCTTGAGCAATTTGGTGCTGATGTCGGTAAATATGTTGATCAGCGATATAAGCAGAACATCATGCGAGATATTCGCCCTGGCGGTGACATCTGGAACGCAATGAAAGGAACCCGATAAAAATGGCTATCGAAACTTTCACCTGGTGCCCACGAATTAACGCTGAGGCAGATATAAATTTCCGCGTCAGGAAAGCGCAGTTTGGTGATGGATATGAGCAGGTTTCAGGGGATGGATTGAATACCAGAACCCAGCAGTGGACGCTCAACTTTACTGGCAACGAAACCTACATTTCCGCCATTAAATCTTTTCTCGACAGGCATGAAGGGACGAAAGCCTTTCAGTGGAAGCCACCGCTCGAACCTTTGGGTTTGTATCGTTGCGAAACGTATAAACCCACCGGGCTCGGCGCTGGGAAATTCAACCTTGAAGCAACATTCATCCAGGCATTTAAACCATGAGCTTAAACGCAGACTATCAGAAGCTGGAATCAGGAAACGACGTTCGTCTGATTGAGGTGGACGGTTCTTCTTTTGGACTGATGGACGTTCTCCGGTTTCACAATTACAACATTCCCCACACCGAAGCGGAAATAGTCGCCGCCGGCGGGGATGAGGCCAAGCTCCCGGCGAAACCAATCTGGTGGCAGGGTAATGAATATTCTGCCTGGCCTTATCAGCTGGAAGGGCTGGAGAAATCGACCAGTGGCAGCAATGCGACGCCATCACTGACGGTCGCGAACATCGAAAGCTCTATTTCTGCCCTGTGTCTTGCGTATGACGATTTGCTACAGGCTAAGGTCACTATTCACGACACAAAGGCAAAATATCTCGATGCGAAAAACTTCGCAGGGGGTAACCCTACAGCAGATCCGACTCAGGAGAAACTTCAGGTCTGGTATATCGACGGAAAAACGACCGAGCTTGCTGGCGAAACCATCAAGTTTGTACTGTCCAGCCCTATGGATCTTCAGGGACAAATGATCCCCACGCGGCAGCTTCATTCTCTGTGCACATGGTGCATCCGGAACAAGTACCGAACCGGCGATGGCTGCGACTATGCCGGTACGCGCTATTTCGACAAAAACAACAACCCGGTAAGCGATCCGTCACTGGATGAATGCAACGGAACGCTGACGGCCTGCAAACTTCGGTTCGGTGAAAACAACGAACTCTCGTTTGGTGGGTTCCCGGGTACGTCGCTGATCAGGAGTTGATATGCGTCAGAAAACCATTGATGCGATTATGGCGAATGCCGCCGCTGAATATCCTCGTGAGTGCTGTGGTGTGGTGGCGCAGAAAAGCCGCGTTGAACGTTATTTTCCTTGCCGGAATCTTGCCGCGGCGTCGGAGGACAATTTTGTCCTTTGCCCCGAAGATTACGCATCTGCTGAGGACTGGGGTACGGTGATCGCCATCGTTCACAGCCACCCTGACGCCACTACGCAGCCGAGCGAACTGGATAAAGCGCAATGCGACGCAACGCTTTTACCCTGGCATATCGTGAGCTGGCCCGAGGGGGATTTACGCACCATTCAGCCGCGTGGAGAGTTGCCACTGCTGGAGCGTCCGTTTGTGCTGGGGCACTTCGACTGCTGGGGGCTGGTAATGAGCTATTTCCGGCAAACGCATGGTATCGAACTTCACGATTACCGGGTTGATTATCCCTGGTGGGAAAACGACTACCCGGACAACTTCTATCAGGATTGCTGGTACGAGTGCGGATTCCGTGAATTCGACGGGCCGCCGAAACCTGGCGATATGGTGATCATGCAGGTGCAGGCTGATAAGTGGAACCACGCGGGTATCCTGCTGGACGGCAATATGCTGCTGCACCACCTGTACGGTCACCTGAGTCAGCGAGTACCATATGGCGGTTACTGGCAGGAACGAACGATGAAGATTCTACGTTACAAATCTCTGTGCTAACCTTTTGTAAAACCAAAGGGGATAGGGATATGAAAAAAGCATTTTTGGCACTTTCTTTGTTAATCATGGCTGGATGTTCGAGCATGCAGGATCTTCGGAATGAGCCAGCGTCAAATACTTTTCAATCAAGGAAAAAAATTGATGCGGTATCTGAATGTATACTTGTTGGCTGGCAAAAAGAAAGCCAAAAATACGGAAGCGTTTTTATTCAGCCTTATGACGGTGGCAAAACTGTTTTTACACAATCTCAACTTGAGATGGTTGATTTAATATCTGAAGGTGGAATTACCAAGATAGAATTTCGACATCAAGGTGGCCTTTTTGCTTATCGAATCAACAGCCGGATAAAAGTAATAGAACACTGTATTTAACCAATACTTAACCCGCTTCGGCGGGTTTTTTTATGGTGAGAATATGAAAGAAGTAATGACAACAATTCAGCTCGGCGGAGTATTAGGAAAGACCTTCGGTACAACACATAAGCGACTGATATCCCGTACTGGTGAAGCAGCTATTGCTTTAAGTAAAACATTACCCGGTTTCGAAAGCTTCATGATCAGCAGTAAGCGTCGTGGATTAACTTTCGCAGTATTTAAAGGAAAAAGGAATATTGCCGCCGATGAGATGGGTTTTCCGTGTGAAGGCGACGTAGTAAGGATCATGCCAGTTGTTATCGGTAGTAAGCGAGCGGGTCTTTTTCAGACCATATTAGGAGCAGTTTTAATAGCCGCGGCTGTCTTTGTTTCTGGTGGTGTTGGCGCTGCTTTCGCTGCTGGTGGCTTGACGGGGTTTGCTGCTGCCACTGGTGCCTCGTTGGTCCTCGGTGGGGTTATTCAGCTGCTTTCACCGCAGCCATCAGGCATAGCCAGTAAACAAAGTGCAGATAACCGTGCATCGTATGCGTTTGGCGGGGTGACAAATACCGCCGCACAGGGTTACCCGGTTCCGCTCCTTTACGGCCGCCGGCGAATCGGCGGGGCAATTATTTCCGCCGGGATTTATGTCGAAGATCAGCAGTAGATAACAAACCTTTTTACAAGCCACCTTCGGGTGGCTTTTTTTATGGGCGCGATATGGTGAATAAAATTACCGGACGAAAAGGGGGGAGCTCCAGTTCCCGAACTCCTACCGAACAGCCTGATGATCTGCAATCTGTAGCGAAGGCAAAGATCCTCGTTGCGCTTGGGGAAGGGGAGTTTGCTGGACAGCTCACCGGGAAGGATATCTACCTGGACGGAACGGCGCTGGAGAATGCCGACGGCTCCCAAAACTTCAGCGGCGTTACGTGGGAATTTCGCGCGGGTACACAGGCCCAGAAGTACATTCAGGGCATTCCCGGTACCGAAAACGAAATCAGCGTGGGAACCGAGGTAACGAGCGCTACAGCGTGGACACGAACCTTCACCAATACACAGCTTTCGGCGGTTCGTTTACGCCTGAAATGGCCTTCGCTTTTCAAACAGGAGGACGATGGCGATCTGGTTGGTTACTCGGTTAATTATGCGATTGACTTGCAGACGGACGGCGGGACATGGCAGACAGTCCTCAATACCAGCGTGACCGGGAAAACGACCTCAGGTTATGAGCGTAGCCACCGTATTGATTTACCTCAGGCGGGCAGCACCTGGACAATCAGACTACGCAAAATTACCGCTGACGCCAACAGTGCGAAGATCGGCGACACGATGACGCTACAGAGCTTCACTGAGGTGATTGATGCGAAATTGCGATACCCGAACACCGCGCTGCTGTACATCGAATTCGACTCCAGCCAGTTTAATGGTTCTATACCTCAGATCTCCTGTGAGCCTCGTGGCCGCGTTATTCGGGTTCCTGATACTTACGACCCAGAAACCCGCTCTTACAGCGGGACATGGACCGGGGCATTTAAGTGGGCATGGACGGATAACCCTGCGTGGATATTTTACGATCTGGTTGTTTCTGACCGGTTCGGCCTCGGTCACCGTTTGACTGCTGCTAACATCGATAAATGGACGCTTTATCAGGTCGCCCAGTATTGCGATCAGATGGTGCCGGATGGTAAGGGTGGCGATGGAACAGAACCACGCTATACCTGCAACGTGTACATCCAGGACCGAAACGACGCTTATACAGTCCTGCGTGATTTTGCGGCCATATTCCGTGGCATGACGTACTGGGGTGGCGATCAGATCGTTGCTCTGGCCGATATGCCCCGTGATGTGGATTACAGCTATACGCGCGCTAACGTTGTTGGCGGTCGCTTCACCTATTCAAGCAGCACCACGAAAACCCGCTACACTACAGCGCTGGTTTCATGGTCCGATCCCGGTAACGCCTACGCTGACGCGATGGAACCCGTATTCGAGCAGGCGCTGGTAGCGCGGTATGGCTTCAATCAGCTGGAAATGACAGCCATCGGCTGTACCAGACAGTCAGAAGCGAACCGAAAGGGGCGCTGGGGTATTCTCACCAACAACAAGGATCGCGTTGTTTCGTTCGATGTCGGGCTGGACGGAAACATACCGCAGCCTGGCTATATCATCGCTGTGGCAGACGAGCTGCTTTCCGGAAAGGTTATGGGCGGACGCATCAGCGCCGTTAATGGTCGCGTTATCAAACTTGACCGTGTAGCTGATGCGGCAGCAGGTGATCGCCTTATCCTCAACCTTCCCTCCGGAGCGTCACAGAGCAGGACCATTCAGGCGGTTAACGGGGAATCGGTCACAGTCACAACCGTGTACAGTGAGACGCCTCAGGCCGAAGCTGTCTGGGTGGTTGAGTCAAACGAACTCTATGCGCAGCAGTATCGTGTTGTGAGTGTCGCTGATAACGATGATGGCACTTTCACCATTACCGGTGCATGGCACGATCCGGATAAATATGCCCGAATCGATACCGGAGCCATCATTGACCAGCGGCCGGTGAGCGTGATCCCGCCGGGCAACCAGTCGCCGCCTGCGAACATCGTGATCAGCTCGTTTTCTGTGGTGCAGCAAAATATCAGCGTCGAAACGATGCGCGTGAGCTGGGACCAGGCGCAGAACGCTATCGCCTATGAAGCGCAATGGCGCCGCAACGACGGGAACTGGGTTAACGTGCCGCGCAGCTCCACAACGTCATTCGACGTACCGGGGATATATGCCGGGCGCTACCTGGTGCGCGTGCGCGCAATCAATGCCGCAGAAATCTCGTCCGGATGGGGCTATTCAGAAGAGAAAACGCTGACGGGGAAAGTGGGCAATCCGCCGAAACCGGTCGGCTTCATCGCTTCTGATAATGTGGTTTTCGGTATCGAGCTGAGCTGGGGATTCCCGGCGAACACCGACGACACGCTGAAGACGGAAATTCAGTACAGCCTGACGGGTACCGAAGAGGATGCGATGCTGCTGGCCGATGTGCCTTATCCGCAGCGCAAGTATCAGCAGATGGGCCTTAAGGCAGGGCAAATTTTCTGGTACCGCGCGCAGCTGGTGGACCGCAGCGGCAACGAATCAGGGTACACAGAATGGGTGCGCGGGCAGGCCAGTATCGATGTTTCCGATATCACCAATGCAATCCTGGAGGAGATTAAAGAGACTGATACGTTCAAAGACCTGATCGAGAGCGCGGTGGAGAGCAGTGAAAAGTTCGCAGAACTGGCTGATGCAATCAAAGAGAATGCAAACGGTCTTGCAGCGGCGGTTGGATCGAATAAGCAGACAGCAGAAGCAATCATCGGCAACGCGCTTGCTATTGCTGATGTTGTCGTGCGGCAGACAGCCCAGCAGGGCGCTAACTCTGCGACCTTCGAACAGCTCCGGGAGGTGATCGCCACTGAGACGGAGGCACGCGTCACGGATGTTACTCGTCTTGAGGCACAAACTGCACAGAATGAAGCGGGTATTACTGAAGTTCGCCAGGCGTTAGCAACGGAAACTGAAGCTCGCGCTTCTGCGGTAAGTCAATTGACGGCTGCCACTCAGGCCGCATCTGACAAAGCTGATTCAGCAGCTGCTGTAGGTGCTCAGAATACTGCATCAATCACTGACCTTAGCCAGGTTGTCACGGACCTCGATTCCTCAATGGCATCACGCCTGGAAGAGCTGGGGGCACAAACTGATAAGGCCAGCGGCGGTATTCAGAACAATGCTATCGCGCTAATAACGAGTACGCTGGCGCAGGTTGATCAGCAGGTGAGACTCAGCGCGCAGTACGGTGACAGTAAGGCCAGCATCGATCGTATTGATAATGTTATGGCAAGCGACAGGGAGGCAACAGCGCGTTCGCTGCTGAGTTTGCAGACTGACGTGAACGGCAACAAGGCAGCAATCAACAGCCTGAACCAGACGTTTTCCAATTATCAGCAGGCCACGGCCACGCAGATAAACGGCATTACGGCGACCATCAACGGGCACACTTCAGCGATCACCACCAACGCGCAGGCCATTGCGAACGTCAACGGCGACCTGAATGCGATGTACAGCATCAAGGTCGCTGTTGATTCTAATGGTAATCAGTATGCAGCAGGGATGGGGGTTGGTGTTCAGAATACGCCATCTGGAATGCAGTCGCAGGTGCTCTTCCTGGCAGACCGCTTCGCTGTGATGACTCAGGCTGGCGGTACAGTTACGCTGCCATTTGTGATCCAGAACGGACAGACCTTCATCCGGGATACGTTCATCAAGGACGGTACCATCAGCAATACCAAAATAGGAAACTACATTCAGTCTTCAACATGGGACGGCACCGGAAATGTTGGCTGGCACATCAACAAGTCTGGCTACGCGACGTTCAATAATGTGACCGTTCGTGGCTCCATTTATGCAACCAACGGTAATTTTTCATTTAACGGGTCCGGTAATACCACAGTCATTAATGGCAACGGCGTCACCATCAATATTCCGGGTGGTGGCCGGATCGTACTTGGGACATGGTGATAATATGCCGACAGGGTTATTGATAGAGCTGAACGACGGCGGGAAACCTATGGAGATAACGGCGGGGCTGAGATGCCCGTCATTTGGAGCAAGTTTTGACAGTGGATATCAGAAAGCCAAGTACGCGGATATTTCCGGTTATGTATCCGGTTCGCAGGTGTTGTTTATCCCCCACGCGACGGCTTATCTTGATTCAGGGCTGCTTCATAAAATGAACTCGGTTACCATATCGGGAGCGCGAGTCACGCAGAACTCAACGATGAAAGACAACAGTATCAGCGAACGAGAAAGCACGTACACGTTTCCCGGAAGCCTCTGGCAGATATTTCCGACAGGTCAGCGAAGCGGGGTGGGCCTGCTTATCAGCGACAGTACTGACTTCACCTCGATAACCAATGCCACGCAGTCAGGGCAGTGTATCTGGAAGGGTACCGTTAATGTTCCGACCGGGGGGTGGGCGGTTCCCACGATAGCAGGATACGACAAGTCGAAGTATGTCGTTTTCGGGCGCTGTAACAGCGGTAATACAATTGACTTCGACGGTAACACAGTCAGGTTTTTCAGCCCTCCGACAACAAATGATGACGCTCCTGCAACCGGCACGATAGACATCGCTATCTTCGCCAGTGGCATAGCGCCGCAGCCTGGCACCGGCCTTAATATTTTCAATGCTGCAGGGGCCTGTACCTTTTCAACCACAAAACGACCTTTCGTATACCTCAATCAACTCTGGTCGCCTTCTAAAAGCGCTGTGAACATAGGCAGCGGGTATGTTCCGCTGGGCAGGTTTGGGTTAATGACCCATGAGGTTAACGGGGTATATGTGTATCGAATGTTCGGTATAAAAATTCAGAATGGTTACGCTTCAGTTCAGGGGGGCAAGTATCTCGGGCGCGAACAATATGCCATTTTTGGTAATGACACGGTAACGCCCCTCAATCTTCCCGTTCTTCCCGATATGTACGTCTGAAAAAGATCACCCTTTAAATGCACCCTCGCTCCGGCGGGGGTTTTTATTGCCTGGAGAAAACATGATTTATACCACCGGCACTATCGCCATCAGCGGAAACACCCTTACAGGTACCGGCACAAACTTTACTGCTGCGGGCTCACTTATTCGTAACGGCTGCACTGTTATCGCGCTGACCAGCCCAGCGCAGGTTTTCCAGATTACCGCGATTGGAAGCGCAACCTCTCTCACCGTTACGCCAGCTGCTAACCCTGCTATCCCTGCTGGAACCAAATATTCCATTTTGCTGAGCGACAGCCTGAGCGTTGACGGTCTGGCGCAGGATATCGCTGAAACCTTCACGATGTACCAGCGTTACATGAGCGGTTTCGCTGATGTGATGAACGGTACTACAGACGTCACTATCACGATTAACGGTGTGGCCGTTACCGTACCGGGCCAGAAATCACTGGCGAAGAAAGGGGCTAACAGCGATATAACCAGCCTAAGCGGCCTGACTACCGCGCTCAGTATCAGCCAGGGCGGTACAGGTGCAAAGAATGCTGCTGACGCTCGCACAAACCTCGGTTTGGGAACATCTGCAACAAAAAACACAGGAACAATGAGCGACAATGTCATGCAGCCCGGCATGTTTGGGCTTGGTCGTCCGGATGGGGCATTAATATTCAACACAACGAGCCAGGATGATCTTCTTGCTGGATTGACAGGATATGGGCTTACAGTTCTTCGAAATAATGCACAGATACCAGAGCCATGGAATATATGGAACTATTCACCGACAATATTTGCCCGTACAGGTGATACGTATAGCCTTTTTTCAATGCCTTTTCAGTCATCTGGCAAAGTTCGTATTTTTGGTGGTGCAGCAGCAACTGGATGGAATCACAGCAGGATATTATACGATGATAAAAATACTGTTGTAGATAGCAATGGCTTCATAAAGCAGGCATCCCCTGTTGTTAAAATTTTCAGTGATGGTAAATATGAAACTAACGACGAATCAGAAGGTGTCACGGTCACTCGTCTGGATGTCGGGCAATATCTTATTGAAGGCTGTAAAGCACTCAATTCAGACGCTGCCTGGGGCGGTATCGACGGAGGATTTGAAATCCCAACAGACAGGAATAAGCAACCGCTCATATGGCTGGATTATGAGGTTAGCGCGGATGGTTCTGTGCTGGTGAAAACCTACCACCGAACTCACCCTGATGCGCCAGCGTTCGCCAGGAATGAACTGGAAGGCGTGGGTGATGGTGATCCGGTCGACATCCCCCGTGACCAGTTTGTGTCCGTTCGTGTCGAAATGCCTGCCGATTCTTTATACAACCAAAAAATCAGTGCGGCAGAGCTGGCCATGACTGCTGATGCGGGTGAATAAAGGTCGGTTTGGGAACATCTGCAACAAAGAACACGGGAGAAGGGGATGACGATGTATTGGCGCCAGGTTCATTTGGTGTCGGTTCAAAAAATCTTCCCGTAATTTCAGATATCTGGGATAAAAGCCAGGGAACCCGCTTTTGCAATGTTAATCCCGCGACCTCTGGTGGTCCTGGAATGTATGGTTCTGGCATCCGGTTATCAGACCGTAATATTGGGAGTGGAAGCACTCCGGCAGCGCAACAATCATTTGCTGCGCTGATTCTTAGCGGGAAAATTATTCAGTTCATGAGTATGGCGGATGGCAATGATTCTGGCTGGATGCAGATTTACCACACCGGAAATACGACCCGTGCATCTGACGGTACGTTAAAAGCCGCTTCTCCGATTGTACAGTTGTTCGGTGATGGTTCGTGTCAGCTTAACGATGAATCTGAAGGATGCACTGTAACACGCCAGGCTATCGGTGAGTATCTGATTGAAGGGTGTGTGGGGCTGAACGCTGACGCGGCATGGGGTGGGATAGATGGAGGTTTTGACATCCCAACCGATCGCAATAAGCAGCCGCTTATCTGGCTGGATTATGAGGTAAATGCAGACGGATCGGTGCTGGTAAAAACATTCCACCGGGAATACCCTACAGCGCCGTCATTTGCGAGGAATGAGCGTGATGGATTGGCAGATGGTGAGCCGGTTGACATCCCGGCTCATCAGTTCGTCAGCGTTCGTGTAGAAATGCCAGCTGACAGCATCTGGAATCAGAAACAAGCGGAAGAGGCTTTAAAGCAGGAACAGGGCTCGTAAAAAACCGCCGCCCATTTTGTGTAAGAATGAGCGGCGGCTGATTGCTCAGTGTTCATGCCCGAGCAAACGTCGGGAATATTACCCGAACAATATCTACAGGCCAACCTGGCGAACGGTCGGGAACTCAGAAACCAGCCACATATCGGACTCTTCAAACATCTCCTCCAGCAAGCGGTTCAGTTTTTCCCGATCGCTTTTGCTGGCATCGCTGTTCAGGCCGTTCGCCTGCATCGGCTTCACCTTCACTTCGGCATCAGGGAAAATCTGGTGCACCCGTTTAGTCAGCTCTGCCAGAATAATCTCTCTGGCGCCAACCAAACCATCAACATTACGCTTGTCATAGACCAGCTCAACGAACATATACGCACCTCCTTTATACTGTTTGGATATACAGTATTTAAGCTTTTGCGATTGCATACGTCAAGTGCATATAAAGTTTTTAATGTGTGTACATATACGGGTACATATTTAAATATAATAATGAATATAAACGCAATAAAATCAATGAATTAGTTGTTTTGAAATCTATATCCATTTAACTAAGGGGACGAAGCGGCAAGAGTATAGCGTTATTTACACTTTTCGTTAAGCGCATTGCCGCCTGACTGGTCAAAGAGTCACCGTTCACGCCGATTTTTCGGCAGTTTTATCCTTTTTTTCCTGAGCCTTAAGCTCGGCCTTACGCTTGTTGGACATGTCGTTACGGATTTGCGCATGGCTCAACAGCGCAAAGATAAAGGTCCCGCCACAAATGTTGCCTGCGAGGGTTGGCAGGGCGAACGGCCAGAAAAAGTCGCTCCAGTGGAGTGTGCCGTTAAATACCAGATAAAGGATTTCAACGGTTCCGACAACAATGTGCGTGGTATCGGCGAGTGCGATAAGCCAGGTCATCAGGATAATCACCACGATTTTCGCGCTGCCCGCTGAGGGGAACATCCACACCATAGTGGCGATGATCCAGCCGGAAATTATGGCATTAGAGAACATTTCAACCGGCGTGTTTTTCATCACATCCATGCCAATTTTCACAAATGCGTCGCGGGTCGGTTCATCAAATATTGGCATATACTCGAACGCCCAGGCGGCTATACCCGTACCGATGAGGTTCCCCAGCAGCACGACGCTCCACAGGCGCATCAGTAAACCGAAATTACCGAGGGTCGGATTTTGCATGACGGGCAGTACGGCAGTGACGGTATTCTCCGTAAAAAGCTGCTGTCGCGCCATAATGACGATAATAAAGCCGAACGTGTAGCCTAAATTTTCCAGCAAAAACCCGCCCGGTACGCCTTCCAGCTGAACGTGAAATATCCCTTTGGCGAGCAAAGAGGCGCCCATTGACAGACCGGCTGCAATGGCTGACCACAGCAGGGCCATCGCGTCGCGCTCCATCTCTTTTTCCCCGTCCTGGCGAATATGCTCATGAATAGCCATGGCGCGTGACGGCAGGCGATCTTCATCGACTTCTATCTCTTCTCCCCGGTCTTTCTCCTCACTTTCAATCTCAAGTTCTTCATTGTTCTCGCCAATTTTTTCTTCGTTAATGTCTTTCAT